ATTGACGGTCACGTAGTAATCCTTTTGTTGTGATTATTTAAGCCAACAAAAAAGGGGCCGAAGCCCCATAAAATTCCACAAAGGATAATGGAATGGTTATAGGCGGAAAATCTTGTCTGCGCCGTTTGAGAATGTGATAGTAACGTCTGCACCAGAGGTTGCAAATGGTACACCGACACCAGAATCTAAGTAGGCGATTGGAATATCACCAGAATAGATTAGCATGGCATTTACGGTAGAACCAGAAGCAACCGCCAAGAATGTTGGGTCGGCTGCGTCGAATACTCCATCGGCAGTAACAGAAACTCCAGATAGAGTCACCGGCGTACTTGCTTGAAATGTCGCTCCAATGCTACCAGACACACTTGTATGTGCGGCGGAGTATGTGTAAGTGTTCTTTAGCAAAACCGCGCTGACGGTAGCAGAAGTGAGATTCAACGCTGCTTTCAAAAATTCAGACTTTGCTTTTGGGTAAATTTGTGCCATTTTCTATGTCCTTAAAGAATAACTAACGTACCATCAACGGTTAGAGTGACACCCAATGGTACAACTGTATCTGCACCAATCGCACCAGTATTAGCATCAATTGTTACAGATGTATTTAAGGTTCTGTTAAAAAGAGCAAGGGTTCCCAATGATGTAGTTTCACCATTATTTACTCCAAGCCCTAGTCGATTCTTTACTGCATTATGGTCAGCTACGAATTTAGAGAACGTGTCGGTCAGTACCGTATTATCAATTTGTGCCATTTTGTTTTCCTAGTAGTTCTAAAATGGCATCTAGTTTACTTTCCAAAGATGCCACCTTTTCTGATAATCTTTTCGTTTCGTTTCTTTGAGCCACAAACGATTCGTAAGAACTTACATCATTATTTACAATACTACCGCCTTCTGTTCTAGAAAACGATAGATTGTCTTTTACCTTTATCATGATTTTAGAGTAATAGTTCGTAGGGCTTTACACCGAGGGACAGTTGCCATATTGTCGGATTTCATTTCAATCTTGATTTGAATAACGAAAAAGTCTCCTGTTGGTGCAGATGGTACGAATTTATACTCGATGAATTCGCTATCGCTAGAGGCATACCCTTGAGAACCAGATGCAGCGGCTATAACCCAAGGTGAAGTTGCCACGTTATCCTGAGATACTCGGTAATACACATCAACGATTGCTCCGGCGGGTCGGTTCACATCCATATAGGTAATGAACTCACTTGCAGCATTCTTCAAGGTAATAGGCTTTTGCACATAGGTCGCCACGGATGGAACCGAAGTGCCGTTTACGCGATTAGCAATACAAACCACACCAGTACCATACAAGTCAATCACTGGAGACACATATGAATTTGACGTAGATAGGGTTGCGGAGACATTTAGCAAACCATCACCAGAAGCATTTGTGTGGCGCACGGAGTTAAACTTTGTCACAGACTTATTGAGGGCGTTTACAGATGCCTGTTGTGTACCACCTTTTACCTTTGTGGAAATACCATAGCGCAATGCGGTTCCGGCAGGAATAACATCATTGGCACTTAGCATTGCCTCACCAAACATTACGGATGCCGTTGCAGTAATATCGCCACCAGTTGTGATAGTAGAAGTAGCAGCAGTTGTGGTCTGAATGGTGTATGAGTCGGTGTCGATGCGAGTTACCAACTTAGCAACACCAAACACTTCACCAAACGGAATCCCGGCGATTGTGCCAGAAGTCATTCCAGTCAATGTCACGGAATCGGAAGAACCGAATCCATGATTATGATGCTTGACCGTTACTGTAGTAGAACCACTTACAAACGACAATGGGTTGTGTAATGATTCTTTGTATGGACTACCAACGTCCCATGATGGTACGACATTCGATAGGGTCACAACGCCACTCGACACGAAATCTGCGCGGTATAGTGTAAACTTAATATCTGAGGATTGTTCGGCAGTCCAAGTTCTATCATTCTGCGACCGGAACATACTACCTAGGTAGGTCTGCTTAGTGATATACTGTCCAGTTGCGTCTGTCGTATCAGTAGGCTGATATGCCTTAGCACCGAGAGTAGCAGTCCACAGTGTCAAAACTTCTGAATCTGTCTTAACAACGAATGCATATTCCTTATTTCCTTCTAGAAATACGGGTGTACTAAAAGCAAACTTTGTTGCAACCGAACCATTTTCGGATTGGTTGATACTAGATGCCTGCAAAGTTGCCTTCGCAATACTGGTAGATGTTGGGTAACCATTATCGACAGTACGAATATGAACAGTGACCGGAGAAGTGTTTACAGTGGCAGTAGTTCCGAAAAACAAGTCGATAGCTGTAATAAATGCTCCTACAGAAGAATCAATCGAAAACGATTCTGCCAATGGGTCGTCACCAGCGCCATTATTGCGACTACCAGACCCACTAGAAGGAAATGTCCATTCATCCGCAACTACTACCGGAATAGCACCAACTGCGGTTCTTGTTGTAGTAACTGATCGAGTCTGTAGCAGGGTCTTTTGATAATTATTGTAGATTCCATTTGCAGAATATACGGCCTCCGCAAATGTCGCACCAATAGTAGTCGTTGTCGTATCGGTAATAAACAAAGAACGACGACCAACCCGGAAACGCAAAGCATCGGTTTCTGGAATTGAAAACTCAGCAACGAAACTACCAGAACCACTTGTTACAATAGCGGTGCCAAAAGAACCACCAACAGGGCGCACAAACGAATTCACATTAACGTCATCGAAAAAGAAGTTTAGTTGTGTGTTAGGCTTCATGCTGGAGCCCGACAATGTAATAATTCTCGAACGAATGAATGGAATTGGAGATGTACCAACGAACGCATCAGAAGTTTGTGTTATCGTTGTGTTTGATGCTACGGATGTATTGATAATCAAATCGCCGCGAGAAAAATCTACCCAAGAACCTAGTCCGCTATCGGGGCTGATTGCGGTTCTAGTAACATTGAACACACCACCATCAACAATAATGTCTGGTAAGTAATTTGTAGAGGCCCACGAATCTACGCTAGGAGTCAGTACGAGATTACCCTCCCATTGGTATCGGATGTATGGCTGAATGCGTTGAATTTCACTAGCCAATGGCTGCGATATGTATGGTACTTCGGAATACCCCAGCATAGATAGATTCTGCACAGTAGTAGTACCAGAAGCACTCTGGACTCCTAGTGGGACAAACTTTGCTGGAGTTTGTGGGCGAATCTCTCTATTGGTTAGATCAAATCCGATTTGCAATTCTGGCGAAGTCGAATCGGCAATGTTTTGTGTTGAAAAATTGTCAACCAAGAATCCAGTATTGAATTTATTAACGAACGTCTGATCAATGACTTGCTTTTCCAATAGATTCAATGAAGTGTAATACTCCACGGTTTCTAAGCGATTATCTAATCGCCCAATATCATTCATAGTGTACCGACGATTTCTCGCTTGGGTAACTACTACGTCCGAATTGTCGAATGTATATGGGTTCACCAGTACCGTATAAAGGGTCATGGCATTAGAAACTTCTGCTGGAGGTTTCGGAGATTCGGATGGTTCGCCAGCCTTTACTACGAATGACCCAAATTTATCAACAATAATCCGGTCATACCTCGACAAGTAAACCGAGTAATCGCAAATTGCAGTGGAGTTTTTAGTAAAAGAAGATGCAAACCCACTGACATAATCTACACCGCCAGCAGTAACAGACCGGCGAAAATCTATCACAGAACCCAAGAAGATTTTTTCACCGGCAGTTGTCGTGTAAGATGGGATGCTGGAATAATCTACAGAGTAGCTATTCTTTGCGAAGAAGTCACCACTAGAATGATTGAAGTAAGTATAAGTTACAGCCAATGTGCCGGATGTTGGTGCGCCACTCTTAGCGACCAATCGCGCATAGTCATAAACAGTGTCGCGCTGTCCATTATCCAATGTATAGGAAGATGTTACATCAATCGACCCAATCATAATGCTGGTAATAGCAATACCATCAGTCTTACTAAGAATCAAATTACCGCTGGCAGCAATGCTATCGACTTGAGTTTGGATAGTCTTTGAACGGTATGTTGCCGATGCCTTTGTAAGGCCAGCAGTGACCTTTACAATGCTTGTTGGGGCATGTGGTAGGGTAAGGCTTGCCGAACCAGAAAAGGCCGCAGAAACGGCTATGGGGGCCACTACAACCGTACCGGTAGCATGAGTGTATTGGCACACATAATCTGCTGGGTTTGTGCTGAAGGTGTCTGGTGCTGTCAAGATTACGGTTGCACCGGAACTAGTAACATCAAATGTGCGGCGGTATGACAAAGCTACTGACGACAAAGTGGACACATACCCGAATGGTACTTTGAAAATCATCGAAGATTCGGTAGCATCATACGAATATGTACTTACAGTACCAGTTGATGAACCTTGGGTTACCGATGTAATATCACCCAAACCTAAGCCGGAGTTCATTACAATGTTCACAATGTCTAAGTCAACCACGCCGCTAGAAACCAAACGAATGTCTCGCACGGTTGATGTACCAACCACGCCGCTAGAACCATTCAACACCAAGTTCACTCCAAACTCAAACGCGGCAGTGGTCGCAACCCGCAAAGAAGAATTATATGGGAAACTTAGCACAACATTGTTATGGGATTTGGTCGTGCGAGACTTATCGGTAACCAAATATGTGTTGTATGAGGTTTCGATTGGGTAGCCACGGACGTATGCCTTGCCGGGGTCTAGAGCATACACCAACTTACTTTCATCACCCCCATCAGTAGCAGAATACTGCCCACGGTTTGTAGAAGTTTTCAAATGCTCCCGAACGTCAAGCAAAAATTCGTTGGAAACGTAATCACCAGATTCATCGAAAGTGCGCTGCGCCAAAACGTCTTGGAAAACCGTATAGTCATCTACTCGAACTTTTGTCGCAATACTCCCATCAACAACCCGGACAATTTCTACATAGTTTGCAATATCACTACCTGTGGGTTTCACACCAAACGTAATGTTAATCTTATAGCGGTGTGCTCCGGGTGCAGCAAAGTTTGTCGTACCTGTAGCATTATCGTATAGGGTAGAATCTCCGTCTGGGGTAACAATTGCATGGTCTAGTACAAAACCTAGAGAATAATCGCCAGTAGTAATAGTCTCATACTTACTTAGAATGTAATAGCTAGCAGGGATGTGAACAAACTCGTTTGATAAGTAATACACGCCACTGTCTAGGCTAACAATGCTACCGGCACCAATACCAGTTGGTGTAATAGTTTCGATAGTTCCATCAAGGTGAGTAACCAAGACGGATTCTGTTGTTACAAATTTGTTTACAGATGTACCAGAACCAGAAGTGTATTGGATGTACAATGTATCTACATCCGAACCACTTGCGGCTACGCCATACTTGATAGATGCAGTAATGCCAGAAGATGATGCAACAGTCGCCCCAACATAGGCACTAGCAACCCGCGCCAAACCAGCACCAACTTTTACAAAATCAAACTTTGTATTGATGCTTGCCTCGCCACGGATGATTCTTGCACCATTCTCGAAAAAGTGGTCACCCATGCGACCAATTTGACTTTGCAAAATGGTCTGTAGCTGGTTTACTTCCCTAGTCTGAACGGCATACCCCGGACGAAAGAGAATCCGCAAATAGTCTTTATCTGCCGAATAATCATCGTGGTATGGGGCTTGGGGAAATGTTTTCAATCCAGACATTTAGAAATCCTTTGTTGTTTTGCCAACTATTTAATCAGGGAATACAGACAGGATGCTGTGAAATTTGTCCAGTCGGTCGTCAAGGCCATTCGTTCCACCATTGATTTTCCTTGAAAGCAATTCAAAGTCGTCTGCGTACTGGTTTAGGCTATGCTTCCACCAATACCACCCAGCACTGTCACATGCGCCTTCTAAAGTTCTTGCATACTCGGCGGCATCTTCTACGGACATTTGCTTATCTGAGGCGTACTGCTCTATGGTAGATTTTCCTGTAAGCTGCATGAATCCGGCACCACGGTAGGCAGAACCATCACCAGAGGATTCAGCACCGTTTCCCATGCGATTCGCATAAACACGATTTGCAATATCAGCAGGTTTACGGGCATATAGTTTTGCACTTTCTCTAGAGAAGTATTTTGGAAAGGTCTTTAGAAGACCATCTGCGGAATAGTTCAAGTTTTCTGACACAAAGTTGTATCCACCAGATTCGTGTGCCGTTTGTGCAAGGAATGCGCAAATTTCTTCTTTAGATGTGATACCATACGCATCGCAAGTTGCTTGTAGGTGTTCTGCAAGTTCTGGGGTAGAATTGATGCGAAAGGCTGTATCAATAAGTTCTTTTGTAATCATGTTGGAATACCATAGTAAAGTTTACGGCTATTATTTAATAGGTTGTATGTATAAAAATCTTGGTGTACAATTCAACCCATCGCAAATTATTTAAGAGGCCTTTATGAAAACTACTTTGAACAAAATCCGTGAACAAGAACCTTGTAAAGATGGTTGGGTTAAGTTATTGAAGCACTTGGGCAAAACTTGTGCTGATGATGTAGAAGTACCTTTACTGACCATTTTGGAAAGCAATGGTCTTGATGATGCTTTGTGGTGCCTACGTGCCGTAGATGGGTTTGATAAAGAGAAGCGGTTGATGGCGGTTGCTTTTGCTCGGGAAGTACAGCATTTGATGAGAGACCCTAGGAGCATTGCTGCACTTGATGTAGCCGAAAGGTTTGCTCATGGTGAGGCTACTACAGAAGAATTGACTGCTGCTTGTAATGCTGCTCGTGATGCTGCTGCCAATGCTGCTCGTGATGCTGCTTATACTGCTGCTTATACTGCTGCTGCTGCTGCTTATGATGCTGCTTATGATGCTTATGATGCTGCTTATGATGCTGCTGCTGTTTATGATGCTATGAAAGACAAGCAAGTACAAATCCTAAAGAATTTTTGCGGATAACTTTAAGGAAATTTATGGACTACATTGATATTGGCTTGATTTTTGTCACAATTCTGTATATAATTCAACTTACCGTAACAACCTTAAAAGGAAAATGACTATGACCCTAGAAGAACTTTTGGCAGAAGGCACCACATTCACAGAAGTGGCAGAAGAATTTAATGTACCATACAACTTTGCACAAGAAACGATACAAGGTCTGCACAAAAACGGTACTATCAAAATCATTGATTGGGATTTGAACAAAACCCGCGATACATACATCCCAATCTTCGGATATGGTCGCGCAGATGTGAAAATGCCAACTTCGGAAAACTACCCAGTCCGAAATTGGCTTGATAAAATCTGGTTTGGTGAGACTGGTGTTGTAGAACCAGTCCTAGAAGAATCTGTATAGGCTATTGTAGGCCTTTTAAGGCATCTTCCTGCGTAATATTCAAGTTGTAGTATGTCGCAATGTAAGATGCAAAATAAGGCCTTCTATCGTCGCTATAGTGATTTGCTTGTACTTTATACGCCGAGGCTTCAGCCCACAGACGATATCTTGGGATAAACCTATACAAGATAGAATGAAATACTATCGGTAGGACTGCCATGCCGATAAAGTCCATATACCCAAAGTGATACAAAGCATAAGCAAGTGGAATTGATAGCCACGCAAATGTGGCCCATTGCTTGACGTGTAGTAATTCATGTTGGTATAGACCTTCGTCATTACGATACTCTTCGAGAATTCGGATGACTGGGCCTCTGGCCTCGCCGCCTACGTTTGGTGCTAATGATTTGACATAGAATGTGAGTGGGTATTTCATAGAAGTCCTTTAGAAAGTTGTTTGCTGAAGTATTTATGATATAATCCACGCATATGGAAAATCAAACCCTCAAAACTAGACTAGAAGGCGTATCCGCCATTAGTATATCAATGGCAAAATCAGGACACTTTGTAGAACTCCGCAATGAAATTATAGCGGCGACAAGTTGGTGTCCCGAAGAATACCTTGTAGCAACCAGAATGTACATCGTTCGCAATGGGATAACAGAAGTCCCTAAATGTACTTGTGGAAATCTGTGTGGAGTTTATAAGCAAGATTATCAGCTTGGATTTCGCCAATATTGTAGTGACAATTGTTCTAAGAATAATAGAAAGTCCAAGAAATTTCCTGAACTAAAAAGCTACGAGTGGATGTACCAGAAGCGAATCACCGAGAGGCTTTCATGGGATACCATTGCGGAACTACTTGGGGTTTCTGCGCCATGCATCAAAGAAAATTGTGCAAAACTTGGCATACCTATGGAGAAGTACGTTTGGCACCAATCGGCAACACCGGAACAGAAGAAGCAACGAGCGAGTAACATTACAAAAAATTCAATAGACTCGGAGGCTTACGATAAGCTATACAATACGGATGCGATTAAGGTGATGTACTATGACAAAGGAATGTCTATCGCAGCTATTGCTAAAGAATTAAACGTAGCAGCAGGTACTGTTGAAACTGCTGCAAAGTCTATAGGGCTACACCTAGAAGAGCGTTCATACCACATCCACAAATCAAAGTCTGAATTAGATATGCTAGAGTTCGTTAGGACTATGTTCCCCGATGCTATATCTGGTTATAGGCTGAATGGGTATCAGTCTAAAGAGGTTGACATTTATGTAAAAGAATTAAACATCGGGATTGATTTCCACGGATGCACAATGCACTCTGATAAGTTTGGGAAACCGAACCTATATCACCGGGACAAGCTGAATGAATTTGTTGCCGCCGGAGTTCGATATGTGCAAATTTGGGAAGATGAATGGAAATTCAATTGTGGTGTCGTGCAGCAATTTATCAAAAATCTTCTAGGAGTTTCTGAAAAGAGAATCGGAGCAAGAAGCACAAAAGTCGTAGAACTAACCCAATCCGAATATAGCAAGTTTTTAGATGCTAACCATATGCAAGGAAAGGCAACGTCAAAGATTCGATACGGATTGGTTCGGGGAAATATGATTCTAGCCGTAATGGGATTTTCTAAGCGACCAAGCAATACCGAAGGTGTAGGTTACATGTTGGATAGATTTGCAAATACAAATGTTACGGGCGCATTTGGAAAACTATTGGCAAAATTCAAGGCACATTACAATACTGACATATATTCTTTTGCAGACCTACAGATTGTAGATAGAACAAACAACATATATCTGAAGAATGGGTTCGAGGAAGTGAAGGTACTTGCACCAGATTACAAATACTATCATTCATCCAGAACGAAGGTCAGAAAACATAAGTTTGGGTTTAGAAAAGCCAATTTTAAGAAAATGGGATTTGATATAGAAGGTAAAACCGAATCTCAACTTGCCAAAGAAGCAAATATAGACAGGTGCTATGACTCTGGAAAAATTTTATATGTCTTGAAGCAATGAAAAAGGGGGCCAAAGCCCCCTTGTATTTGGTTGGTATTGATTAGATACCGACAACCTTCGTGCGACGGTAGTACACGTTGGTGTTTGCATTCAAAACACCGCCACCTTTGGTCAAACCTTGGGCAAAAGGATTGGCAGACAACGCGTAGCGGCTGGAGAAGCCGAGCTTTGGAGTGAAGCTGTCATCAGAGGTTGCCTTGTACAATTGCAAAGGCACATATGGGCTGTAGAATACGCCAGCGTCTAGTGCAGATGCTCCCTTGTAGCCGACAACGAAGAAGTCGCCAGTTGCATATGGGTCGATAAACACGCGATACTTGCCGTTCAAAACGCCAGCAAAGGTATTGCCGGTATCATCAATTTGCA